GGCGGGTCGTTCTACATCTGGGGCGGGTACGCCAACCTCGGCAATTACCCCGCGCCGCTCAAGCGTGCCGGGCTGTACTTCTCTCAGGGCATCGTGTGGGACAAGCAGCACCCGGTGCTGACGCGCAAGGACTTCATGGGCGCTTTCGAGATCGCGTTCTATGGATGGCGCGAAGGTGCGGGCCATCACTTCTACGGGCCAAACAACGCGACCGACCTCTGGCACGTCAAGAAGGTCAACCCGCAGTCGATGGTCCATCTGACCGAGAAGCCGGTCGAGCTCGCGGTGCGTGCAATCCAGTATTCGTCCCAGCCCGGGCAGAACGTGCTCGACCTCTTCGGCGGCAGCGGCTCGACCCTGATTGGCTGTGAACAAACCGGCCGTCGCGCGTTCCTGATGGAGCTCGATCCGCCGTATTGCGATGTCATCGTTCAGCGCTGGGAGAAGTTCACCGGGCAGAAGGCAGAGCGGGTGCCTGCCGTGACTGAGAAAACCCCGGCCAGCGCCGAGGTAGAGAAAGCAGGTGCCTGATGCGATCAGTACGGCAGTTGTGCCAGGAACATGAACTCGATCATGGCATCTTCGTAGAGTTGAGCCGAGGCGGGGTACGACCGCCGGCGTCGGACCTCGACGCAGCCGCGTTCCTTCATGAAGGCGAGTGCTACGTTGACCTGCGTAGACGGGGCGTCCATCGCAGCGACGATGTCGTCGAGCGTAACCCCGCCCGCAGCATTCTCCTCGATGCTGTACGCGACCTCGCGGAAGATGTCGCGCGTGCAGCGGTGGATGTAGTTGCGGTCTGGAGCGTCGGGGAAGGCGACCCTCATTTCGAGATGGTCGTCAACGACATCGAAATTGACCACTCGTTTCCGGGGGCGGGTCAGCATCGGTCACACTCCCTTCTTTATTCCGGGGGCGGGGGCCAGCGTGAACTGGCCGCGCTCGACCTTGGTGAAGCGGGCATCCGTCCCCTTCTTCTGCAGCTCGCGGAGGATCGCGCTGTAGAGCGTGGCGTGCGGGGTCTTGCCCGCACCGGGCGACCAGAGGCCTCGCTCGGTGATCTGCTCGACCATCTGCTTGGTGTTCATGGGTTCCTTGGCGTCGCCGAGCACCTGGACGGCGGCGTCGATCAGGCTCAGCTTCTTTTCCTTGGGGGCGGTGGCTTTCTTGGCCGGGGCGGGCTTGGCTGCCTCGGCGGGTTGCTTGCTGCTGCGTGCACGACGCTCGGCAGCGGTGAGCCGTTTCTTGACCGGCTGGCGTGCTGCGGGTTCGTCACCGTAGTCTTGCGGTGTGGAGCCGATGCGGTTCCGCAGTTTCTGGGCCGTCTTGATACGCACCTTGCGGTTGGTCTGTGTGTTGGTGGCGGTCCAGCCGCCGTCCTTGTGCTCGGCGTCGATGCGGACGGGCACGATCTTGTCCGTGATCTTGGCGGCGTAGAGTTGTCCGATCTGTACTTGGTCCTTCTTCATGATGCAGTTCCTTTGAAAAGGGGGTGGGGGAAAATAAACGACCCGGGCTCACAGGCCCAGGTCGTCACAGAGAGCGTTGTATTGGTCGACCCCGAGCATCTCGACGAGCTTGTCGATCAATCATTGCATCTGGCGATCGACCTCGGGGTTGTTCGTGCTGGCGGGTTGCAGCCAGGCCGCGATCGCGGCGACGGCCTCGGGGCTGAACTGCTCGCGGATGTGCTCGAAAAGTTCTGCTTCGTCGTGTCCTTGGGATTGCGTGGTCATGGGTGGTTTCCGGGTGAGGGGTTGACGTGGACGGCCTTACTTCGCATTCCGGGGGTGGCTCTTTTTGCCCGCTTCGACCCCGGCGGCGTAGGCGTCGAGCAGGGCTTGGCGGATACTCCAGACCGCGTGCTCTTTGAAGTCGTGGCTGTCCCATTTGCGGGTCTCGAGCGTTTCGAGGTCGAGCTCGTCGCGGGCGATGCGTTCGATGGTCTTCAGGGCGGCCTTGGTGGGTTTCGCGTTGGTCATGCTGTGCTCCGTTCGTGTTTTGGGTTATGCCTGTTCGAAGATCTCTTGGACGGTCAGCCCGGTGGCCTTGGCGACCTTCTTGGCCCAACGGACCAGGTCGGCGTAGGCCCGGCCGTTGGCCCCATGGGCCTTGTATTGCTGAAGGTCTTCCCGCAGCCGGCCCTGATAGGCGGGGCTGGTCGGGCGGTAGTCGTCGAGGTTCAGGGGGGTGTTTTGCATTGCGTATCTCCGGGTTGGAACAACCACATTGAGCCATGATTTCAAAGGAACATCAAGGCGATAATGCCAGTATTCACAGTTATTTAGGATGTTTTTGATGGCCAGGAAACCGCCCTCAAACCCGCTCCCCGGCGCTGCCACGGATGGCCCCCAGCCCCCCGTCAACCCGGCCTCGATGACGGTCGCGGAACTGGCCCGTGCGTTGGGCGTGCCCGAGACCACGATCCGCCGCCACCTCGAACAAGGCGCACCCCGGCAGGACGGGAGCCAAGAATCCGGAGGAGAGCGGCTCAACCTCGTGCACTACGCCGCCTGGCTAAACCTCGGCAACGACCCCGCTGAAACCGATGGCTGAACCCCGCCGCCAACTCGACCCGCAGAACCTCAGCCCCACGCAGTTGGTGCGTCTGCTCAACAGCACGCCGTTGGGGACCGTGACCAATGCGCCTCGGTTACACCGCCAGCTCAACGAGGCCGGGCTTCGGATCACCTCGCCCGACGGCAAGCGGGTGAACCTCGTGAAGTATGTCGCGTGGATGGCGCGGCAACGGGAGACGCAGTCCGACCAAGCCAGACACCAGGAAGGGATCGGTGCTTACGAGGCACGCCTCCGGCGTGACCTCGAACGCAAGCTCACGGTCAGCCGCGTCGGCCGCGACATCGGGCCGCCCCTGGAAGTGATCGAACCGCCCCGGCGTGCTCGCTGCGCTGAGAGCTTCGAAGACTTCTGCACGACCTATTTCCCCGCTGCGTTTCACCTGCCCTGGAGCGACGACCACCTCCGGGTCATCGAGAAGATTGAGCGGTCCGTGATCGAAGGCGGGCTGTTTGCGTTTGCCATGCCGCGCGGGTCGGGCAAGACCACGCTTTGCCGGGCGGCTGGTTTATGGGCGCTGCTGTGCGGCTACCGCGATTACATCTGTCTGATCGGCTCGGCCGAGGACCAGGCGAAGATGATGCTCGACGCGATCCGGCGTGAGATGCTCGGCAATGACCTGCTGCTGGCCGACTTCCCCGAAGCGATCTACCCGATCCGCAAGCTGGAGAACAACGCCCGTAAGCAAGCGGGCCAACTCTGCGACGGCAAGCCCACCTACATCACCTGGGCGGCGGACCGCCTCGTGATGCCCACCATCGACAACTCCCCATCTTCCGGGGCGATCATCACGGTGGCCGGCCTCGACTCGAACATCCGTGGCCAGCACCACACCAAGCTCGATGGCACCGTCGTCCGCCCGTCGCTGGTCATCCTCGACGATCCGCAAACCCGCCAGTCCGCCGCGTCGCCCACGCAGACCAAGCACCGCCTGTCGATCCTCAACGGCGACGTCCTCGGCATGGCCGGGCCGAACGTGAAGATCGCGGGCTTCATGACCTGCACGAAGATTTACCACGACGACCTCGCGGATCAGGTGCTCGACCGCCAACGCAACCCCGAGTGGCAAGGCGAATGCACGAAGATGGTGTATGCGTTTCCCGCCGGACCAGAGGCGGAGAAGCTGTGGGACCGTTACGCGCAGCTGCGTGCCGAGGGGCTGCGCGAGGGCGACGGGGGCAAGCGGGCGACCGCGTTCTACGAGCAGCACCGCGACGCAATGGATGAAGGGGCGCAGACCGCCTGGCCTCAGCGATTCAACGCCGATGAACACTCGGCACTGCAGCACGCGGTGAACCTCAAGCTGCGTGACGAGGAAGCGTTCTATGCGGAATACCAGAACGAGCCGCTGAGCGCTCAGCAGGACGAGGGGGTACTCTCGCCCGACGAGGTTGCCAGCCGGGTCAACGGCCGACCCCGGAAACAGGTGCCCAAGTCGGCGACGTGTGTGACCGCGTTCGTGGACGTGCAGGAGAAGCTGCTCTATTACGCGGTCTGCGCGTGGGAACCGGACTTCACCGGCTATGTTCTCGACTACGGCACATTCCCCGATCAACGGCGGCGTTACTTCACCCTCCGCGACGCGACCAAGACGCTGGGAAGCACCTACACCGGAGCGGGCGTCGAAGGCGCGGTACAGGCCGGGCTGACCGAACTGCTGGGCAAGCTCACAGCTACGGTGTGGCCGGTGTCGGGCAACGGTGGTGTGGCCCGGATCGAACGCTGCCTCGTTGATGCGGGCTACCTGCCCGGCGCGATCGAGAACGCCTGTCTCCAGCAGGTTGGCGGTTCGGGCGTCGTAATGCCCTCCAAAGGCGTCGGCATCCGCGCGGGACAAAAACCCATGAGCACCTACCGCCGAAAACGCGGCGAGCGCTACGGCCACCACTGGTATGTGCCCAACGTCTCGCGGACCAGCGAGCTACGACATGTGATGATCGACACCAACTTCTGGAAGAGTTTTGTGCATGCCCGGTTAGCGGCCAGCCCCGGGGATCACGGGGCGATGACGCTGTTTGGTAACGCCAACGCCAAGGGCGAGCACCGACTCTTCGCCGACCACATCGCCGGGGCGGAGACTTTTGTCCGCACCGAGGGCCACGGCCGATCGGTCTGCGAGTGGTCGATCAAACCCAGCAAACCGGACAACCACTGGTTCGACTGCCTCGTCGGCTGCGCTGTCGCGGCGAGCATGTCCGGCGTCCGCTTCGGTGTCGAGCTCGAGGCCCGCGAGAAAAAGCCCGAACCGATCCGGCTCTCGGCCCTCGCGAAGGGGCGAGGATGACCCCACGCCCACCCACCCCGATGTCGATCAGCCCCAAGCAAGATGATCGCGGGCTGCAGTGTCCACGTTGCGGTTGCAGGCATCTGCCGGTCGCATACACCCGGCACCGCGTCCGCTGCATCGTGCGCGCCCGCGACTGCCGCCACTGCGGTAAACGCATTCTCACGCGCGAGCGTATCTGATCTGCGTGTTCCACATCCGTAACAACATCACTTCTTCGCCTCGTTGAGCGTTGGTTTGTCCCGTCGCCCGCTGATGTAGCTGGTGACGGACACCCAAACCATGGCCGACGACCTAACCAACGCGATTAAAGAGAACGCCACCGCGCCCGCAGAGGCGTCGGTGGACGGCCAGTCGGTCAAGCAGCACCCGCTGCGCGACCAGATCGAGGCCGACCGATACGTCTCGTCCAAGGCCGCCGCCAGGAAGCGGCTGGGTATGCGAATGACTAAGGTCGTCCCGCCCGGCGCGTCCTGATTCTTGATGGAGCTTCGTTTGCTGCAATGGTTGAACCATCTCGGATTCGGTAAAGCATCGCGCGATCAACGTGAGCTCCGCCGCGTCGCGGTTGCCGGCCATCCGGGGGCGGGGGCGTTTCCGGGGGTGGCGGTGCGGGCACGGTATGACTCCGCCCAGACCACGGACGAGAACCGTCGCCACTGGGCCAACGCGGACGCGCTCTCGGCGACCGCCGCGATGAACCCGCAGGTCCGGCGAACACTACGCAACCGCGCCCGCTACGAGGTCGCCAACAACGGCCACGCCAAGGGCATCGTCAATACGCTGGCCAACTACGTCGTCGGCACCGGGCCGCGCCTTCAGATGATCACGGATGACCCAGAGGCCAACCGCGTCATCGAACGTGAATTCACCCGTTGGGCAAAGGCCGTTCGGCTGGCCCACAAGCTCTGGACGATGCGCGTCAGCCAATGCGAGTCCGGCGAGGTGTTCGGCGTGCTGGCCACCAATCCGCAGGTGGACGCCCCGGTCAAGCTCGACCTTCGACTCATCGAAGCGGATCAAGTCACCACACCCTGGCGGTTCCGCGAGGACGCCTTCCTCATCGATGGCATCCAATACGACGAGTTCGGCAACTCGCTGGCGTACTTCGTGCTCCAGCGCCACCCCGGCGACACGTCATTTTTCAAGGCGGGCTCTGGTGAGGCGGGAGTCGAAGACTTTGATGTCATCCCCGCCGACGGTGTCGTGCATCTCTACCGTGCCGAACGCCCGAGTCAGACGCGGGGTGTGCCCGAGATCACCAGTTCGCTTTCGCTGTTTGCCATGCTCCGCCGC